TTGTTGATGTAGCTTTCCATATCAGTACCAGTTCATGTTTGAATAGTTGGTGTAGTATCCTGAGATATCGGTGACAGTGACAGGTTCACCCAGATCACGCATATTCGACACTGCAATGATGCGCTGTTTGGTTTCCTCCTTCATCATCATGAGGGCGCTGACATCAGCCTCCTCTTTAACCAGGGCATCGATGGCCGCGGAGCAGATGACAAACTCATCCCATCCACTGTAGAAATCCAGCCGAGTTTCGATGGTTCCAAAGGTTGTCGGATCGGAAAGTCCGCTGCTGTCTAAATCCGTGGTAACCGTTGCAGCACCTACGGCAGAGATCGTTTGATCCACATTATAATCAGCAGCAACCAAAAACCCGGTCCCGGTGATGGTATCTCCAGCCACAAACCCATGGTTTGCTCCTACGGTCCACATCGTTGTGGATCCGCGTGTGATTGCAGTCACCGTTTTTTCAATGAACTTTTTAGGGCTTGGAATATACCAGAGGGTCATCGTATCCGAGCTGCTGGGCTTCGGATTGATGTAGATCGAATTCCCCTGGATGTGGTATCGGAAATTACGGGCCGTCTGGAAACGGCTGCCGACATTCCGCTGGCTGAAATTGTAACGCCGGATTGGCATTGAATCGGAGCCGACTGTTAGATCAAGACCCCTTGATTTGTAGAAATCAGCAGGAAGGTCATAGGCTTTGGTCCCACTGACGAGTGTGAAGGTTGAAGAATTCAGGAAATAATCATCAGCATTTGCCTCAGTGACGATTAAATCATAAAGCTCCGCATAGGCGCGGTTGAGGTACCGGAGTAATTCGGTATCTGTTACAAACTGCGAGTTTTCCATGTCGGCCCTCTGGCGCGTGAGCGTTCTGAGGACCGATAGGTTTACATAGTCCGTCATGGACCTCCGTTAGGAATAGGACATCATAATCCCGTGGATTGCATCGAGAATGGCCCCCTGATCACGCCCTTTCAGTGCGCTCAACAGTTCATCAGCCATCTCCAACTGTTCCTCGGAATATTCATATTCGAATCCCTCTTCTTCGATCATTTCATCGCCATCATAACCCGTTGAGGAGGATTCGATGATTTCCTCATCTCCTCCTCCTTTGTTGGGTTGCATGCCAATCATGATCGCGGTTCCAGTATCCATCCCGCGTTTCATGGAATCCTCCTTATGAAGTTAAGGACGTATTCCGCGCAAAAACTACGAAATGGACGATTGGACCAGTAAGATCCACCGGAGGCGTGCCGCCGATGTCTTCCAGGTCGTAATCATGGACAATGAATGAGGACGTTCCGACATTACTGATGTTCAGCACTATGTTGGATGCTGCATCAGAATCGAGTTCGAAATTAGTCATTACCGATAAGATCCCTGGATAGGTATCATCAAAGGTAACGGTCCATTTTCCAGTTCCCGACCGGGCAACTGTAAACCCTGTCCCGGTCGTTGTTGTTGGATCTGAAGTCCCATTGCAAGTAAAACTACCAGCAAGGATTTTCAGCTCAGGCTGAAGAGACTGAGTGTCAAAAAATATCCGATTGGCCATGTTTTCCTCCTATCAAGAAGGTAATGTCACAACACAATTCCAACCCGGTGCTCGACAACCCATTTGCAGATAAGAATGGATTCTCACTTCAATACCATCCGCGGAATTCATTCTGAGGGTTCGATTCCCATCGAGTTGCGTCAGCTGAACTGCTGGGCCGATCGATGCCAAAACGAGACTCGGCATACTTAATATGTATGCCTTCCCAGGAGGACAATCCTTATCGGGAACTACTTTCATAGTTCCATGCGGAGCATACATCTCCATGGATCGATAGCCGCTGATGGAATCAGACTGTTTGACCTCGCGCTGGACTTGAGCGTTCAAACTCTTTTCCAATTTCGTGAATTCTTCAAATGGAATCATCACGTAATCCGGGGATCCTCCCTCGCGAGCACAAAGGCTGGCTCCGGTGATCAGAGCTTCCACGATGGTATCCGAGGATCCATCATAGCGTTGTCCGCCTAACCTGGTTGGATCGACTGAACGGTCGACGCCGAAGAAAGAAGTGCTTCCAGGAGTCGTTGCGGGGATCCAGGCTTCCAGGCCTTTGACTGCCGTATCGTAGTCACCTTCGACATACAGATAGTCGCCGGTTGCTCCGGAGTTGGCATTCCAGGCGGCGGTTGCAGTGAGCTGGTCGGTTGATCCAGTTGTGTACTTGGATCGATCGACGGCTGCAATCTGGGTGTAACTGGAGCGAAGACCTCCACTGCTTCCAGTTTTAGTTGCATTTAGATCGAGACGCATTCCAACTTCGAAATTAAACACCGATTCTGGATTCTCAAGATCACACGCCGTGGATCCGATTGTCGTCGTTGACGCAATCTGACCAATGGCTCCAGATCCATCCCGGTAGATATCGCGAGCGATCGCAGCACCTACGGATTTGATTGTGTTGTTAATTTCAGTCGATGCAGCTGAGAGGAATGAAAATCGGTCCCCCTCGGAGGCCGCGACGGCCTCGCCGCTGAGAGTCGCGACGCCATATTTGGTTGTTCTCGTGAGAAGAAAATCGTCAATGGAAGACGATGACGCATTGGTTTGTGCGGTGGCAAAAGTATTACTGATGCCTTGCGGATGCCCATAGATCAATGGGATCGGCATATTGCGACCTTTGAAGGATTCGTCTTTCGGTATCAATTCGAACAGTGGATGGGAATCATAGACCAGATCCTCAACCTTCTTATTCGTATAATACTGTTTTAAGACTGCATCCCACTTGGTCAAAGTGGTGGCTGCTGCCATGGAATAACTCCATAAAGGACGTTAATCCTCAGCCTATGTCCAATTGACTGCTGCTATTGCCGCTTCGAGCTGTTCGCGTTCAGTCATTGGTCCTCTTTTCGAGGTTTTAGACTTCGGACGTGAAACTTGGTTTCTTAACGTCCGCGATCGTGTCCTTTGCGGATTCTTAGAGGGGCTATCCTGGGGGGTACCATCGCCAGCCTCAATCTGGCTATAAAGCTTGCGGCCCTTCTCCGTAGAGACGACCGTCTGAAACAAATTCTCATAATACGCTTCTGCTTTGTCAAGCAATTCTTCCGGGTCCATCACGCGATTTTCTTCGTTCATACTTATTTGCTGCATCTGTAGGATCATAGGTACAGATTCGGCCCATTTTGCGCGTATTAAACTATAATTTTCATCAGTATCAACTATGTCTTTTATTGCACCAACATACTTATCCATCTTCTCTTTCTTCATATACTGATCGAGCTGATCGAGCTTCTGCTGGACTTCCGGTGCTGCTTGCTGCTCGGCTTGAGGAGCCAGTTTCCCATCCTTGAAAACCTGGTCGGTTGCACGGTTATAATCCCAGCCGACCTTCTCCAAAGCTCCAAGCATATCCCCGGATGATGATGCCTCCTGAGCCTCCTTGAAAGGTCTCAGGGCTTCACGTTCGCTATGGAGTTCCCGCTGCTGCTTCTGCAGCTCACGCTCCTTCTGCTTCATCCTGGCAAAGTTCCTCGAGACCCTGGTCTCCGTTTCAGGCTCTTCTGCTGCTTCTACTTCAGGTTCCTCGGCTGCATATTCTTCTTCTGATACTTCAACTTCTTCAACCTGGTCTGCATCCTCTCCAGGAACATTTGCTTCAACCCATTGCTGAATCTGGGCGTCTTCTATGATCTCATTTTGAGATAATTCTTCTGCCATTATACGGGTAGGGGTTCAGGGGTTTCAGTTGGGACCGGAGGGAGGCCTGCCGGGATTCCCATCGGCGGTCCTTCAGGTCCTGGTGCCGGTGCCGGTGCTCCAAGTGCTGCCATCATATCAGCTGGGGGCCCCGCGGGGGCCTCGGTCGGAGGTACTCCTTCAGGAGTTAGCTGATCGCCTGCTATAAGGTCCTGACAGTCTGCAATGAAATCGTTCATCATGTTTAATTTCTCAGTCTCAAGACCATCCTGCTGACCTTCGAGGAAGGCCTGCGCCATCCGCTCCGATGCAAACTCGAGATTCATTACCGGTTCTGGTTGATGGTATCTTCCGAATTCGGTGATCTCGGAGATCCTCCATTCCATGTCACGCTCAAAGGTTCTGTATAATCCGGTCAAGGCTTCCATATCCGGGAATTCAAGCAGCCTCACAATATGCGAA